TCTGCAAGTTCCACCTGCATTAAAGAACCATCTTGCTTCGTCTCCACCTGCAAATGTATATGCAGTTTCGCATATATGTGATGTATCAAATACTGCTGATGCGACTGTTGAAACGTCTTCTCCACCTTGTGCAATTGCTGTTGCACTTACACTACCACCTGTAACTGATGCCGCTAATGTATTTAAATCTGCCTGTAATGCTGAAATAATTGCAACTGTGTCACCTGAAGATCTTGCCGTAGTTGAAGATAATGTGTCATTTGTATGATTAGCAACATTATCCATTGCTGTAAACAATGAATTCCATTTAGCCGCTGTTATTGTTGTTCCTGCTGATGTTCCTACTAATTCTGTTTGTCCTAAGCCATATCCTGCTGTGCCTGAACCAAAAACGTGATTTATTCCATATGCTCCTGCGGAACTACCACTTAAAAAATTGTTATATTCGTCATCTAAAATTGTTTCGCCTGCTACATATCCCATAATGCTATTTAACTCCTATTACACATTCCGTCAATTCTGTTTGCTGTGAGTATTTATCTTTTACCAACCTACCTATTACATTAAACGCTGTGCATTCATCAATATTTACTACTTTTCCTGCTCCGTTTCCAGCTGAAACTACACGAGCTCCGGCATCACCTTCACCTGCAATTTTAACTAATACTCTTCCTTTTAGAGCAATCATTGGATGTGAATCATTATTTCCTGCTTGAGCATTCATTAAAAATGCTGGAGAATCACTTACAACTCCAAACACTTGATCACATAATTCTTTATTACATTTAGTTACTTCTGCAGAACCACCTAACATTACAACGTCACCTGTTTCTAATTGCATATCTGACTCATATCTTTCTGCCAAATCCGCATACATTGCCGTTGTAGTAGTTGCATGAACTACGTTTGCTCGTACATCAACTAATGTGGCCGCTGATAATTCATTTTGGCCGCCCCCTGATTTAAATGCTGTCCAGGCACCGCCTGAATTTCCATAAAGGGTTGTTCCGTCATCTGCAAATGTTTCATCCCAAACCCAATATAAATCTTGTTCAGTTGCAGATGACGTTTCACCTCTGTTAACTTTTAGTCCAGTGAAACTTGGCATACCTGCATTTCCAGAAATGTTTCTGTTTAATTCTATAATGTTGTCTTCAATTGTTAAAGTAGATGTATTGATTGTTGTCTGTGTCCCGTCAACAGTTAAGTTTCCTTTTACCCTCAGGTCTCCCACTGATGGCAGTTCCAGTAATCCTGTGTCACCGTCCATGGTCATTAGTGTAGTTGTTACACCACCGTCATTTACTTTAAAAATAATATCTTTGTTTGATGTTGTGTTTGCAATAGTTAAATTGTCACTTACTATTGTAAATGTAGCATCTGATCCAGCACCAATTGTTATTCCTGAATCATTTAATACACCTAACGATCCTGATGTTGTGTCATTTACATTTGATTTTAAATAGGAACTGGCTATTACTGCTCCTAATCCGTCAGCATCTGAGGCTGTTCCTTGAAATTTATTCGATGATATTGCTGAAGATAGTTGAATACCTTTTAATATTGATGTAAAGCCTGCTGTTCTTAAAGCCGCCGCATTTGTTTCTGTTGTCGAAGGTGTAAATGCAACTGGTGAACTAATAAACACAACCGAATCGTTTACAACACCTTTTAATATTGATTTTTGTACACCTGTATCGTCTTCTATTACTTCAGAAACTATTTGAGTTACACCTGATCCTGCTACTGTTGTTGGTCCAATTAATGTCCATGCTGAACCTGTGTACACATAAAGTTGAGAATTTGTTGTGTCAAACCATTGATCACCTGCAACTGCGTTAGCTGGTTGTGTTGATGACGTTGCCGCACCACCTACAGGTTTCCATTTAGATCCTGTATAAACATTCATTTGATTATTTGTTTTATCGTACCAAAGTTGTCCTTGAATTTTGTTAGAAGGAGCTGATGTATTATTAAAATTTTCTAAAAGTTTTACAAAATTTTCATTTAGTCTCTCACCAAATCCTGCATATCCTTTTCCAAAAAGTGCAAGATCCGTGGTAGTAGTATCTAATGTACCGTCTGCTAATGAAACTAATTTAGTTCCAAATGTGTTATTGATCTCGTAGGTCATATCTAATATTAGTTAGATGCGTTATCTCTAACTTCAGTTAAAAAACTTACATCACCAACTAACTTGATTAAAATTGTAGCTAATTCTGGAGTAAGAATAGCATCTACTTTTGCTTCTTCTTCATCCGTCCAAGCCGAATCAAAATTTGCGTTAATGTAATCTGCGACTTCTTGTTTTGTTGCCATTTAATTGTCTCCTTATGCTTATTTATTAGTCTTTACGTTGCTTCTTGAATTGCTCGTCATCTGATATCCAATGTAAATCTTTAGAATAATTACCATCAAAATCACGTAAAAACGTTTTAACACTGGTTTCTGCAAGTATCATATTGTGAAATTTAACATATCTTTTATGCAATTCTTTTTCCTTTGTAACAGTATATACTAATTTCATACCCTTAGATTTTGCAATTTCCATTATAGCATCAATACACATTTTTAAGGCTTTATGTATATCTCTTTTATTTGCACGTTTATCTGCTACAACCCATTCCATAAAAGAAAATTGTGTTCCTACTCCTATATACAATCCACCTGCACATATAGGTTCACCATCATTTTCAACCATAATTCCATCAGGTGGAAGACATTCTTTTGGTACTGTTCCAAATTTCCAATCAGTCCACCACTTGACTAGTGTGTTGTAGTCCTGTTCTCTATCCCAAAGTCTAACTTGCATTTTTTTGTAATACTATTTTGTTTATATTAAATTTAGATTCAAAGCAATAACGTACTGCTTCTGCAACTTCATCTGCTTTTAGTTTTGGCCATTCTTCCCACAACCCTGCACTCATTTCAGTATCTACTGTATCAGGACATATATCAAATATAGATAACGGTTTCATAACTAATTCTTGTTGAACGTTTTCGATATATTCTATTAATTCTTTTTTTGAACGACAATATTCTTTATATGTAGGAGTGTTGTGTGTATTATCAATACCGATTAATGTTCCGGACGTACTTGTAATTACAACAATTTTTTTATTTTGATTTTGATATTTTTTATATATTTTTTGTAATAACCTTAATTGATTATTACCTGCGTAAGCATTAATAACAACATACTCACACTGATTAATTTTATCTATTATATTTTGTTGATTTTTACTTAAATCGTATCCATTAGATCTACTTAAACCAATAACTTCAAATTGTTTTTCTTTAAATAAATCTGCAATAGCTTTACCTATTCCTTTAGTGTGACCTATGATTCCTATTTTATATTTTTTGTTTTCTTGATTCATATACATTTGCTAAATTTTCCAAACCTTCAAACTCATCGTTGTAGTGTTGGTAATAAGCTTCAAACTTCTCTTTAGTGTATAATGATTCTTTATAAAAGTCAATTAATAGTGTAGTTCTTTCACCTGAATTATTATTATATCCATTATGCAATTGTAAATCTGGTTGAAAAACAAATGAATCTCCAGTTTTCCAAATGTGTAGTGCTTTTTTTGTAGTTTTTAAATCCATATAATACATACCACTGTCTGTTCCGCCACCATCATCTATGCACAATTGATATCTCCAACCACCTTCGCTGTCTTTGTGATTACCAATTTTTGTATCTGCACCTACTGTCATAAATGCAACATTGGTTTTATAAGGAAATTTTCTTAAAATACTGTACAACATAGGATATTCATTAAAACTTTGTCCTTCATATGTTCCTGAACTTATACCTAATGCTTTCCATTCGCCTTGAACATAATCTCCTCTGCGATCGGTGTCGCCTGGATAAAAATTATCTTTGTCTGTATAGTCTTTAGGATCTCCTCTAACACTATTAGAGAAGTCTTCTGGACTTAACCATACTTTGTTAGATTGTGAATTAAATTCGTGTGCTATTTCTTGAAAATACTTGTCTAGTTGTTGGAAACATTCGCCTTGTTGGCCGTAATAAAAACTCTTATCAATCATTATTCAGTATTTTAACATCATCGACCTGTGTTTGTCTATCATGTTCACGCCAAATACCAAAAAATTTCTCACCAATAGATAATAATTTTTGTTTTTCATCTATTTCAAAGTAGTCAGTAAACTCTATACCATTAATCATAATTCTTCTAAATTCAGAACCAAATACGTAAACTATATGTTCATCATCTCCTAATGATTTTCCGTACTTACTGTCTGCTACTCTTGTCCAACTACCATCTTCTTTAACCATGTGTGTACCTGAAACTTTAATACCTTTGTACTCAAATAAATCATCAATTAAAAACTTACCTGTTGCAAATACAAATCCACCAACTGCTACTTCATCTCTAATATCAACAAGTTCAACTGCTTTTTGCGAACCATCTGCCATAGTAACTAATGTGCCTGCTATGAAACAACCACCACCACCACCTGTACCATATGATCCTGATGAGTTTCCTCCGTTTGTATCTCCAAATCCTGAAGCTGTTGCTGTAAAATTTAATCCTGAATTAAACATATCCTTCCAAGCGCCTGATACTTTTACGTAAGCGGCTGTAATTTCTTTCCATGCTCCTGAAACTTTTGTGTAAATGTTAGAAACATCTTTCCATGCTCCTCCTACTTTTACACTAGCTTGTACACCAACTGTAAAAATAACTACTGCTCTTCCGTTTGCACCTGAACCACCCGGACTTCCACCTACTGCAACTCCTGGAGAATAATAAGCACTACCAGTTCCGCCTGGCGTTACACCTGATCCATTATCTTCTGTTCCACCTGCGGCATTGTTTGTTCCTGCATAACCTCCGGAACCACCTTGGTCTCCATTTCCACCATTACCTGATTTTCCGCCAGCTACTCCTCCGCCACCGGCTCCACCACCGCCACCATCTCCGGAGTGATCTTTACCTTCTTCTCCTAATGTTGCGGGTGTATGTGCTGTTGCACTATTTGTATTAAGACCTGAACCACCATTTGAACCTGCTCCAGAACCAGCACCTCCGCCACCGCCTCCAGCGACTGCGACTGCTGTTCCGTCCACTATTACTACTGTGGCACCACCAGCACCGCCGCCAGCACCTGAATAAGGAGTTGGTCCTGCGTTACCACCGTTTCCACCTGAATATGCTTCTTTACTTTTTCCGTTTCCACCACCTGGTGCTCCACCACCTGATGCTCCACCACCGCCTGAACCACCTACAGCGATTTGTATGGTATCACCAATGTTAGATGCCATGCTTATACTTGTTGCAGTTACATAATGGCCAGCGGCTCCATAACCACCTGGTCCACCTGCGTCTGCACCGCCTCCACCGCCAGCACCTCCCCAAAGGTGCACGTCGATATGAGTTGTACCAGCTGGTATAACTAATTCGTTTATTGTTCCTGTATATATAAAAGTTTTTGTAGTAGTAGGCATCTGCTTTCTCCTACCTAATTAACATACTTAAAATGTATGTCTCCGTTCACACCACCTGTTGGTGCGGCGGTTGTGACTGTTTTAGTTGCTCCACCCCAAAGATTTCCATACGTAGCAACCTGTCCTGTTGTTGGAACACTTACACTTGAAGTATCACTAGTTGTGATTGCTGAACCTACAGCCGCTAACGAAACGTTAGTTACTGTTACTAGTCCTGCCGCTGATGTTTTTAATACTTTTGCTTTAGCGGCATTACCATCTGCAACTGCATCAGCTAATCTAATTACTTGTGAATATGAAGCATTTTCGCCTGCTGACCAAAAGTTCTCTGATACATCATAAAATATTCTTGCATCATTAGTATCACTTGTCTCAACTATAAGTCCTGAGTCTGCTTCACCGCCTCCAGCATTTACTTTTAAAAATGTATCTGCGTGTTGTACAATGCTAGATGATGTATAGTTGTATGCACCACTAACGTTCAAGTTACCTGTAATTGTAAGGTCACCTGTCATATCAATGCCACCGTCTGCACCTGTTAATTGTAAAGCTGTTTTAGTAACTCCACCGTCATTTACTGTAAATTTTAAATCTTTATCTTGTGATGTTTGTGCAATTGTTACATCATTGCTTGTAACTGTTACTGTTAATTCTTGTGCGTCACCAACTATTAATCCTGTGTCTGTATCAATTGTTAATGCACCTGTTGTTGTATCTGCCGCATTTGATCTTAAAAAATTTCCACCTGCAATAACTGTACCTGAAGTATCTGTTGTTCCTGATATGTCAATGGCAGATGCCTGTGTATTTGTTCCGTCAAATACTGCACCTAGAGTTGAATTTAATGTTAATCCTGCTTTAATTGAAGCAAATCCTGTTTGTGAAACTGAAGGTGTAAATGTTTCTTTTGAAAGTATACAAACTCTTATATTACCTGCATACATTGAAGAAACAGCTTTATTTCCACCTGCACTACCAAGTGTTTCAATTTTCCAACCTGATAATGTTTGCCCTGATGTATAAACTGGACCAACTAATTGCCAAGCACTACCAGTATAAACATAAAGTTGATCATCATCTGAATCTGTCCAAAGATCTCCTGCTCCTGGAGATGATGGTGCCGCTGATGCTGACTTACTTCCGCCAGCTGGTTTAAATGCTGAACCGTCGTATACTTTTAATAGTGCGTTTGATGTATCAAACCATAACTCACCTTTTAATGGTGTTGTTGGTGTGGATGTTGATGCTGAATTTTCTAATAATTTTACAAGGTTTTCGTTTAATAATTCACCAAATCCTGAATAACTTTTTCCAAAAAGTGTTAAACTTGTTCCATTATTAACTGTGCCGTCTGTAATTGTAGCGACTACTGTACCATCTGTTTTGTTTATTGTATAAGCCATAATTTATACCCGTATTTATTGTCTCCCTACACTTATTAAAATGACACTTTCTTGTGATCCATTATAGTCTTCCATTGCTTTTCCTACAATAGATCCTATTTTTGGAGAAAATGCTTTTTTGGCACATCCTGGATGTTGTCCACACGTTGTTAAAAGATCACCTTTATTAATATTGCCATGCACTCTACATTTTACTTTTCCTATAAGTGCAACTGCTTGTCCTTCTGATTTATCATTCATTAAGTATGCAGGGTTCTCACTTATTACTCCTGCTACTCTTGTATCTTCTGCTATTGTTGATTGTGTAATTTCTTTATCTCCTCCAAATATAACAACTGTACCTATATCATAATTAGAGTCTGATGTATATTTTTCAGCCAAATCAGCGTATTGAGCCGATGTTGCTTTTGCGTAAACTGTGTTATATCCTAATAGTGATGTTCCAATATCGTATGTTGTATTTGCCGCTGGTGTTATTGCTCGAGATATTAATGTACCTGTCATAGTACCACCTGCTAATGGCAAGTCTAATGTTGATGTTCCTGTTAATGTACCTGTAACGTTTCCTGTTAATGCTCCTGAAAAAGATGTTGCCTTAATTACACCACTAACATCAAGTGCTTCTGTTGGAGACGTTGTACCAATACCTACTCTTGAATTTGTACCATCAATAGTCATTACAGTTGTACTTGGTGCACCACCATCATTAACTTTAAAGCTAATATCTGTGTCTTGTATGTTGTTTGTAAATATAACCCCAGTACTATCAACTGTTACTGATAAATCACTATCTGCTCCAACTGTCATTCCCGAATCGTTAACTATACCTAATGTACCCGATGTTGTATCGTTTGCATTTGACGTTAAGTAATTTGCAAAATTAATGTCACCTAATGCATCTGAATCTGAGGCTGTACCTGCAAATTTAAGACCTGTTATTGATGTAGAAAGTGTTATTCCTTTTGTAATAGTTGCAAATCCTGATATAGTAACTTTTGGTGTAAAAGTATCTTCTGAAATTATTGCAATTAAATTTCCGTCATTATACCATTTTGTAATATTTTGTGTATCATCACTTGAATCTAAAATTGAATCATATGTAAATCCATTTGTATTTCCTGTTGTACCTGGAGGACCAATTAAAACACTTGAACTTCCATTATAAAAAAAAAGTTGTCCTGTATCTGAATCTATCCAAATATCTCCTTGTGCAAGACTTGCCGGTGCTAGTGATTGATATGGTGCATTACCTCCAGCAGTTTGAAAACTAGTACCATTATAAACTTTTAATTTAGAATTTTCAGAATCATACCAAAGCTGTCCTATAATAGGTTTTGTTGGTGCCGCTGTATTTGAAAAATTTTCTAATAAATGTAAAAAGTTTTCAGCAATACTTTCTCCATACCCTGCATAACCTTTTCCAATAAGAGATAGATCTGTTTCTGTATTAACTACAGAATCTTGCACCGTATATAAATTTGGTGACGCTGAACTATCTGTTTTGTTTACTGTGTATGCCATTTATTAGTACCCTGTGTTACTACCTGAAGTTGTTCCGCTTATTGTATTTGAAGTACTCGCCGCAGTTGAACTTGTTTCAGTAAATGTTGTTAATGATTGTACTCTTAAAGTATAATCAATTTGAATTAATCTGTTTAATGATTTTTGTACTGGGTGGAATATAACGTGTGTCAACAATTTATTAGTTGAACCGTTTTCTGTTCCTTCCCAACTTTTTAATCCTAATTCATCAAACACATAATCACCATTAAAATTTGCTGTATTATCAAAAGCCGCTTGTCCTGTTGGCTCTCCATAATCTAAAGTACAAGTACAAACTATATCAGTATATTTGTTCCCTGCTGTATGGCGTACTTCCATTTTGTTTCTTGTAGTATCTTTATTTGTAGATGAGTTATCATCTATTACTTTATAATATGTTTGATTATATAATGTTGCATTTGTACCTGTTGAATTTGGCGTTAGGTAGGTTATAATTCCTGTTGGATCAACAGATGTTCCACCATTACCAAATGCCATTTCGTGTACAAATCCTGTTGTTTTGTTTGCTAAACTGTTTGCCAAGCCTTGTGACATATTTTCATAGTGAATTGCATTTCTTTTATCTACTATTACTTCTCCAGTTTCTGGATCAAATATTTTAATATGCCCAGTCATACAAACTCCAGTTTGATCTTGTGGCTTTTGTACTTCTTTTTTATGCTCGTTTGATTTGTTTTCGTCAGTCATCTTATTGTATTTATTCAGGTGCATTTGTTGGCTCCACTCCTATGAATTTTGCTTGTGCTGTTGCAGAAGCTTGTAATCCTTTGCCATTTGATGGATTACCGTCTGCTCCTGTATACCAGACCTGTCCTTTCTTATGTAATATTTTAACCTGCGTTCCGTCTGCTGGTGCTACACTTAAAGTCACCGTAGTACTAGATGCAGAGTAGTTAATAGTTGAACCGTCCTCGCTAGTCAACAACAATCGTTGGCCACCAATGAATATGTCTAATTGACTAGCTGAGGTTATGGTTTGTGTTGTCGTAAATGCGACTGTACTACCGTCACCTGTTGCGGTGTCAGTATATACTGTGTCGGCATAAGGGACTGTTTGTGTTGAGCTGGCATCTACGACATTTGTACCACCTCTGTGCACCTTAATTCCTGTTCCTAGAGTTCCTCTTCTTAATTGTCCTAGAGTATCTCCGTCTTTTGTAAAGTATTCAATTCTTTCTTTATCTATAAAAATTACAGCAGGAGTATTTGAATTTGGCGTCGGAAGTACCGTACCATCTGCTACTGTAATTGTTTTATCACTTTCAAATAAATCTTGATCAAGTTGTGTTGTTGCTGTTGAACTAATTCGTTTATAAAATGTTCTATTCAACATATCTTTAAAAATTCTAAATCCTGTTGCACCCACATTAGAATCACCTGCAAAATACATTACATCAATTCTATCTGTTTGTATTAATGTTTGGCTAACAACAGTAATTGTGTTTCCTGATATTGTATAATCATAATTTTGTATTAAGGTTTCTCCGTTAACCCAAACAAACACATATTCAGATGACAACGGATTAAATCTTAATTTAAGTATTCCATCTGTTGTACCTTCTAATACTTCACGTCTCTGTTTCATTCCAAGTGAATTATTAAATGTTGTTACAGTCATATAATCACCACCGCTTAAAGTATATCCATCACTTGCAATTTGTGTTGGATCTAATATAATATCAGTGCCTTCATTATAGTAATGGTTGTCAACTAAAGTTGAAATGCAAATTACGTCTGTTACTGTTGGTACTGAATCTGTAACAAATTCTATATTTTGATTTCCTACATCAACCGTGTAATGTGTGTTTAGATTTTTCTCTGTTCCATTTACAAAAACCTGAACTTCATTTGCATTTGTAATTGTTTTTGAAGGGTCAACTGTTGAGTCATCTCCTAATCCTGATACAACTCCATATGTAAATGTGCTACCATCACCTGTATAATAAGTATTGTCTGGTCCTCTTAAAACTTTTCCATTAACTTCAATTATTGTTAATCCTGAATATGGTCCAACTGACCCTGGTGGATATGTTAAAGTATATCTGTTTGTACCACTTGCATATTGTACAGCTTCAGATCTAATAGAAGCATATGCTCTTGTTGCCGTTGTTTGATTGAATCCAGCAACTTGAATTAATGCATTTGCCGTTGGGGCAGAACTAAATGTAACAACAATTGTGTTTGCTGTTGACGTTGTTGTATAAGATGTATTTGGTACTCCGTTTACTGTAATATAAAGTTGTGAATTACTTGAATCTAAATTAAAATTCTCTCTTGTTGACGTTGTAAATTCAATTGTTGAACTATCTCCTGTATACGTATCTAACACTCTATAATTTTCTCCAGATATTGCAAAACTTCTAATTGATATTACTGAATAATTTCCTGGTGCTGTGCCAAATGTTATTGTTTTATTTGCAACATTAATTGTATAATGAGTTGTAATTTTTTTAACTACTTTATCTACAGTTACAATTACAGATCCTAATGTGCCTGGATATTGTCCCATTGAGAACGTAGTTGTATTGGCATCACCTATATAATTTTTTCGTTGTATAAATGGTATTCCCGATTCAGGTGACGTATAAACTTTAATATCTAACGTGTCAAATAATTGTCCTGGAACTGCTTCTTCAGGTGCATATGAAGTTTCTGGTGAAATAAACTCATCACCTTCTATTAATATATCAGATGGTGCTGTACCTAATGCTGTATTAAATAATCCACCTTTAACAATAGAATCTAAAGTTTTATCATCTGTTGGTGTTAATACCCCGTCATCATCAAATGGCATAAATTCTACAAGAGCGTTTTCGTCTGGTGTTGTGCTCAAAGTAAATGTTGTTGTTGTTCCGTCACCTCTAAAAACATCTGTTGTTTTTGTTCCTGCAACATATACCTGATAAACTTTTGCTGGTGCTGAACTAAAAGTATATGTTCTAGTTGATCCGTCTGCTATAAAAGATATAACAGTTGACGCTCCATAATTGTCCCAAGGAAAATCGTACCATCCTTGTTTATCCCATCCTTGTCCTTCAGAGAATAATAATCCTGTAACCATTGTTCCACCATAATCAACTCCATCCATTAATTGTGAAAGTTCAATTCCTGGCATACCCGAAGTGGGTGTATACATACCTTTAATTCTATCAGTTGCAGTTACTTTTCTTTCTGCTCCTGTTAATTTATAAAGATTAGTTTTACTAAATGTTGTTCCTGTTGTAAGTGCTTTAGTCGTTTTATAAAGCTCATTATTATATCTAATTAATTGTCCATATGCATATGACGTACTTGCTGTCCAATCTACAACCGACGATGTAGAAGAGATTCTATCGAATCTCATAGTCATATCAAAATCTCTTACAAGATCATTTCCTAAATTTGCATATGCTTTGGCAGAATCTGATGGCGTTCCTCCGTCTGTACCTCCACCTGTAATTACAACAAGTGGTGTTGACGTATAATTTGCTCCGATTCCTGTTACAGTAATTGACGATACCAAACCATTTTTAATAATTGCTATGGCTGTTGCGTTAGTAGTATCAGGTGTTGTATACATTTTATACGTTCCTGACTTTGTTGTTTGATTATATGTTGTATGCGAAATTGGTTGATAAAATGTACCTGTGTAGTTTACAAACGTAAATTCTCTTACTGTACCTGCTCCACTGTTTTGTGAATCAGCAACTTTAGCCTGTGCTTCTGATGTATATAAAGGATAATAATATCCTAATGATCCCGAGCTTACTCCTGATGCCGCAGTATCATATAGTTGGAATGGGCCTGTACTTCCTGTTGTACCACCAAGTATAGTTACTGTTGGTGCAGTTGTATATCCCGATCCTGCTGATGTAACTGTAATTGATGCTACGTGTTTTTTATGATAATCATTCCACATTCTCCAAGGATATTCTGTTAATTTTGTAGTATCACTTGTTACATTAATACTTCTAATTTTACTTTCATTAGAATCATAAAAAGTAGGATTGTCAAAATCTGTATTAATTCCATTTTGTGTATCTGTTGATGTATAACCTAACTTATATTCTCTTAATTTTGTATGAAAAGGTTTAACTTCATTTATATAATTTTCAATATAAGCATCTTTGCCAGTTGTATAAGTTTTTCGTTGAGCTAATGCTCTAACAGAACTCTTAATATTAACAAATGATGTTTTAAACATCCAATCCACAAACGTTTGTTCTGACAATACTGTTCTTAAGCCAGTAAAAAATAATGTATTGTAATGAATTTTTAAGTCTCCAATAAAAATGTCATCTCTCAATGCTGTTAAAATTTTACGTGTTTCTAATGTTGGCTCTTGATCAAATAGATTCCCATCAAAAACATCATCTCCTGCAAATCCGGTATCATCTAAAGCATAATCATAAAGTTTTGTTGATAATTTAATTGTACCATTTTGTGTTGCAACATTTTCCCAACCATTTGCAGTATATTGAAATATTTTCCATCCACTTGTATCAGCTGATGTAACTTTAGCATGACTTCCAATTTCAACACTTAATGAATCTAATTCGTATTGATAAGTTACTTGTTTATCAATTTTTGTATCTACTGTTGTTCCAGCGTTGTACCAATCAATATACGAATAAAATGCAGATGTTTTATAAGTTTGTACTTTTGTTCTCATCCATGTTGCACCATCCCATTGGTATATCGCCCAAAATCCATTTATGTTTTCGTCTGCTTTAACAAGATAATTTACTGTGCCTGATAAATCTTTAGTATCAATATAAGTTAACTCTGCATACGTATCAATTGATGCGTCCCACTCTAAACTTTGTGCTGTTGGCTCTGGATCAAAAGAATTTAAATTAGTTAAATTAAGTGTATTTGCTAATTGATTTGATTTTAAAATTGTATTTGCATAATCAATAATTTCTTTCAATGCATCAAATCTGTTTACATACCAACTTTGTCTTGGTCGTATACTTGTTCCATATCTTTTATTAACACTTAAATTCATATCAGGTACCTTGTTACCTACAGAATTTTGTCCAGTTAAACTATCCCACCAAATATTTTCAATTCCGGTATCTGGTCTTGAATCTTTATCACCTTCCTTGAATAATTTCCAAACCGAATGTTGTTCTGAATCTAAAGTATTTGTTTTATAATCAACACTTAATATTATATCACTATTAACTAAATTATTTTTAACATTATTCACTATTAATTTGTTAGTATCTGTTACAGAAAAATATTTCGTTCCTGAAGCAAAAGGATTTGTAATTAGATTTGAGATATAAGATGTAGTATTTTTTCTATCAACTACACTATTTTGAGGTAAAACTCCAGCATTTTTTACCCAATAATAATAGTAATTTATATAACCATCTAATTGAGAATCATATTTTTGTTTTACAGTATATTCTAAATCTGAAGTATTATATGGCGTTCCGTTCTGACTAGTGGTTGTTACAGCAGTCATGTTCCATTCACTTGGCAATAATGTTGATTCTATCCATTCATATATGTCAATTGAAGAGCCAGGAAATACTTTACCCCAATTGTTTGTTTTAAATTCTTGATCTCCTTGTTCGTACCATATCCATTTAACTTTTGATAAGTCCCACCAAGTTTCACCTAAATGTTCTTCACCCCACGGTGTTTTATTATTTTCTTTTGGACCAACATTATAAACTGCCGGATCCCATGTTGTTTTAATATTAATTTCTCTATCTGCTATTCCAAGAATTCTTCCTTTAACTGGATCATATAAACTAAGATAATCAACAATTTTATTTGTTCTTGAATCAAATATAAATGCTTGACCAATCCTTTCTTCATTAATTAAAGGAGTTTCTGATGCAATTTCTTTCCAAGCATACGTATCATTTTTAGTTAAATCAAATGTAGTAACTGTACCATCGTTGCTTACTTTAGTTGAACCATCTGCAGTTACATTACCATCGTCATCTGGAGCACCTACAAATGCTGTTTGATCTATAACACAAATACCTTTTCCAAAATCATCATTTGCACTTACACTAGTAGTAACTAATCGATCATCTATAACATATTTTGTATCATACAGAGTAGCTGTATAGGCTCCTCCTGATCCTATATTAGCATCAACAATTTTTGTATCTTGTAAATCAAAAGTAGTAGCACCTAAATCAAAATTCATTTCTCTTGTATTATCAAGTTTTTGTGCACCAATTATTAATCTTTTTCCTGTATCAGTTATATCAAGTGTACTGCCAAATTGCATATTTGTTTGACCATCAGGTGATTGTATTGTTTGTTGTAACGTATATGCAAGAGTTGAATCCCCATCAACGTCCCATTTATAATAATATATGGCACCAGCATCTGCTTGTTCAGACTTATCTAATCCTGGTGCACCAATTATTAAAGTAGTTCCGTCTTTAGTCATTGCTAGTGATGAGCCAAATTCTGTATTCAAACTAGATCCATCTGATGCCGTACCTGTTAATGTTTGTACTAAAGTAAATGCGTGTTGTACGCTATCATCACTTGATTGCGATGTTCTTTTATAAATTTCTACTTTTCCTGCTTGTCCTGGTGATCTAGAACTAATTGCAAGAATATCTCCATTATCATTTGCTTCTATTTGATAGCCAAATTGTTTACTCGACCCTGGATCATCCGAAGTAATAGTTAAATTTTGTGTCCATGTATCATACGTTGATAGGTCTGCTCCAATTCCCCATTCATACATATAAACTGCACCAGCGTTAGTATTCACTCCTGGTGCTGATACAAAAAGATATTTTGTTGGTGTACTTCTACCTGAACTTGCTCCAGGTTCACATATTTTATGTGCCCAACCAAAATTTTGCGATGCCGCTTCTGTTGGTGGTGTTATAGTATCCAATATTCCATATTTGAACGTGCTTGGATTCCAAACATAAATTTTAATTAATCCCGCATCTGTAAATCTTGTACTGCCATCTGATCCTAGTGTATTTGTATATGGCGCACCAGCAACTACAAAATTCTCATCTGTACTCATTGATAATGAATAACCTAGTTTACTTGTATTATCGTTATTTTCTGTCATTGTTACAGAACTTTGAGATTCAAAAGTATTACCTGCGATTGCTTCTCTTCTAAACATAAAGTGAACAGTACCTTGTCCTTTTGTAGGTGCTGATATTATTACTGTTCTACCATCATTACGTGCTATAATTTTATATCCAAAATCCTGATCTGCTGTGGCTGTGTCTGGTGATAATCGTTGTACCGTAGTATATGGGTCGTGTTTTTCGTAAACTTTCCAAAGTGATGCCGCGTTATTATCTGCATAAACTTTATCACCTTCTAAACTAATAGCAGAATTTGAATCTCTATATTCATTATACGATAAACTATCATTTACATTATTAATAGATGCTAATCGTACACTAACAAATTTATAAATGTTTCCATATGTAGTCACTGTTGATTCATCTTCAAGTTCTGGAATAAACCCAAGAGAACCTTCATACTCTATTGCTACGGTATTAGAATTTATAACTTCTTTAATTTCATATACTGCGTTGAGTACTGTAGATTGTGCGTTAGCAATTGCCATATAATCAGCAGTAGTAGTTGTTGTTCCTGCAGAAAAAGTATGTGAACTAGTAAATGTAATTTCTAATTGTGTTGCATCATTAATTGATTTCAAAGTAGCAATTTTAAAGCCGGCTGGCGTAACTCGTTGAACGTCCCAATCATTATTAGTTTTATTTGCAATCCATATTAAATCGTTTGCTTTTATTAAATTAACATTTAAATTTAATAAATTACTAACATTGTAAGCAGTATGTTGTACTTGAGAAAGTCTAGGATATCCTGCTGTTTTATAAACTTGTACTGTGTCTCTATCAACGCCTTCAGTTGAATAATCGTGTTTTGCAAATGTTGTACTTGCTATATATTCAACCGGGTTTGTATAAAAATTACTTTGATATATTGATAATGATCTAACCCAATTAAATGGATCATTTGTATTATCTAATAATTCAATACTTTGGTGACTACTTGTAAATTTAGAATCATCTAGTGCCATTTGTATATTCTGAATTGCGTTAGCATTTCCAAATTCACCTTTACGAATCATCCATTCTGGATATAAATCAATGTTAATGTCTTCGTCTTCAAATTTTGCTTTTAATAATTTGTCGATTGCATTTTGCGTTCCTTTTTCTCTAATATAACCTTGATAAAATTTATACTGTGATATATCATTTACAAATAAGTTTTCTAAATAATCTCTACTTTGATATCCAATTAAATGCTGTGCCAAACTTTGTTGTGATTCATCAAAATTATTTGTTTCTAAATCATAAAAATCATTAAACTGTGCTATCTTATAATCAAAACTTGGTATAAGCTGTGCAGAAGGTTTACTATTTTTTAACATCCAACTTGATGTTACAAACGTTGATCCCGAATTATGATTTATTTTTGCAACATAAAATTTACTTTGATATTCTATCGTATCACCAATTTTATAATCTGTATTTTGTATCCAATAAGAAACTTGTGCCGCATCAAATACAAATCCCGGAGCATGAAAATCTCCATTCCATCCTGCTGTTTTCCATCCTACGATTTTTAATCTTTCTTGTCTAAATCCCGAAACTGTATCAAATAATATATCAGAAAATACTGTCTTGTTATCAAATATTAAAATATGTTCTTTTTGAACTGTGTTTAATGTAATATTATATAATCCAGTTTCTTCATCTTTAATAGATAAATCAAATGTTTTTCCTAATCGTTTAGTTGAAATTTTATTTGTTTCAATTGTTTTTCCTGTTGAATCTAACACTGTATAACCACCTGTAAGATTTTTTAACTGTCCTACAATTGAATTTTTAGTATCTAATGTAAATCCATCTGCGCCTGCACTAATAGTAATTGCGGAACCTGCCGCCCATCCTTGCGTCGTCCAATATAAAAATTCTTTAACTGACGTTCTCCAATTTATAATTTCTTTTAATTGACCAGAAAATTTATCAAAAGTAAATCCTTGGGACTCTAAATACTCTCCATACCCTAAAATAAAATCAGCAACTTCTTGAATTGTTACAAAAACATGACCATATGGTATAGTTGTTAATGTTGATTCATATCGAGGATATTCTAAAACTCTTACATCTACCGTTTCAATTATTGACGTTGTTGTTGCTTTAATTGGTTTATAAAATTTAAAAAATGGTTTGATTGTATTATATCCTAATACTTTATATCCACCAATTAATGTAGATCCATCAACTGATAAATCAGTATTCTTCTCAATTAATATTCCACTATAATCAAAACTGTTTACAGGATTACTAGTTCTAAATAAAATTTTATAATTTTCGTCTGGTATAAACTGCGAGCCTGCTGTTGATCCTGGTGATGTAGAATCTGTTAATATTTTTATATTATTTTTATCAGTAAATCCTCCTAATTTATATGCTAATTGTACATTTAATTGTTTCATTTTATTATAGAAAAATGTAGCAGGATCTAAATTACGTGATATCAAATAATTTACTATCCACGGTTGATATCCTGCAGTTATTTGTCTAACAGAACTAATACTTTCTAAATGATATTTTGCCGTTGACAGTTTTTGTCTTATACCTGTATCTTTATCAACTAGATTATTTGAAATATTTTTAGTTAGTCTGCTATTATCAAAAAATAAACCAAAGAATTTTGCAGGTTTACACAGTGCCATTAATTTTGTAACACTAAAAGGATATGCTGAACTTTTTCTCCATGCCGTTTCTGATGATGCTTGATCACCAAACTTCCAATCAGCATTTTTATTTGGCCATCCAAAATCTTTTATAATTTTTGCACCTAATGGATCTAATAAATTTCCACTTGCATCAACAGGAATATAATCTGTAAGACTTGGTTTTGAATACCTACCAGTTATAGCCGCAAGGTACTCCCACATAACAGTATTCCCTGATGTATACGGTGCTGTACCATATAATGTTTCCCAATCAGATGGCTTTTCGGAATGACCTGCTACTTCCCATGGATGAGTATGTGGTCTATCAGTATCATAAAAATAATTGTATATGCCTCTCCAGTGTCCAGGCATTTTTTCTGCATTTAAAATATCTGTACTAGATGCATAATTCCAAGTAAAAGAGTTACTTGAATCATAAGTTGTATTAGTAATATATTGTACTCCGTGTTTTCCTGCCCACGTATAAAAATCTGGTCCAAGTACACCATCTACTTCATTAATTGTATATTCAGTAGATTTAAATGCCGAAGGAATAATATCGTTCGGATCTAATAACGTAGAATCATACACAGTTTTAATATTATTATAAATTCTTTTTTCTAATTCTAATATTAAATCATCTCTATAATCACCATATGTTTTTCTTCTTGAACCGTCATGCCCTACAATAACACTTATACTTGTTACATATGTGTCATCTGTAATCGTTTCAGGTTTGAACTTTGGATATATTCCTAGTTTAGTTGGTGTTGGTGGAATAAAACTTCCAGTTGTGTCGCTATAATCTCTAATTTTTATAATATCTCCCACAACGAGTGTGGCAGTAATATTAATACTATCATCAGTTGTACTAACAGTATACTCTGTATCTAAGACCAACTGTACATCATTTTTATAAACATACATCGCTCTATTACTCGGTGTAGTCATATCTTGTAAAGAATCTATTGCGTATTCTGTTTCAGACGAATCTTCAACTGTATATTTTCTTAAGGAATAATTTTCTCCATACCCTACCATATCTTCGTAGTAAAAAGGAAATGTGTTTGTTTTTCCTTTACCTATTGCTACAAGAATTTCGTCTACCCTATCTGCAACAACTCCTTCATATGCAGTACTCATAGCATGGGTAAGAAAGCTATCATAAAATTTTTGATATTCGCTATTTGCATAATCTAAAGCAGATATTAAATTTGCATCGCGATCAATTAATCCAAATATTGCTGGAACTAATGATCCTGTGTGTTGTTGAATTGTACCACCTTTTAATATTGCACTTGGAATATCTCTTAAATTACTTGATCCCGGATATACACCAATTACATCAGAATTTTTTTCTACAATGTCTTTGACATGATTAGAAATTTGTCCATATGTAAATTCTCCTAATACAGAATTTAATGAATTAATAGATAAATTTTCTGGAACTTCGTATATTCCTTTTCCATCAACTTTTTTAATTGTTGAATAACCTAATATCTTAATTTGATCACCTACAGTAAGTTCTTTTACAAATTTAACATACTTGTTTGTAGTACCGTCAACTAATGTATAATCGGTAGTTAAAACTTTTTTATTACCATTTACTATAATTGAAATTTCTAAATCTGAAAGTGAGTGAGACTCTTTATAAAAGTCTATTGGGAATAATTGTTTTTCTAATTTGTCAACAATAAATGTTCTAACTACTCTTTGTTTACTTTCGTTTGTTCTTTTTAACCAAGCACTTTTATTATTATGTGTACTTGCTCCTGTTGTATAATGCAAATGGCCTGATGCATAATTTTTTGTATATTTAATATCATTAGACTTGTATGTAAAAGTACCCGACGTTGTATCTGTTTCAAAAACAATATCTCCAACATTGTTTATAGTATTATACTTTACCTTAAGTCCTAATACTGTATCTGTTGTAGCTGTACTAGATATTTTATAATTAAAAACCGTTGCACCTGTAAATGATGTAGATGCGTGTGTAGTTGTATCACTAAATGCTATTTCGTTATCGTCCCACAATTCAAATAATGGTTGTTGGTTTATTGTTGTTTTTGTTTGTCCTACTGTCCATGCTGTTGTTGAAGAATCATAAGAATATGTTTTTCCTTGATTGTTCGTCCCAAATTCTACAAAAACCGATTCGTTATCTGCTGGTGCACTATCTGAAGCTTCTGTCAAAGCAATACTAAGAGCCGAGCCTCCACCTGATACAAAATTTACTGTATAAATTTTATTTTTTACTGTTGCGTCTAGATCAGTTAAAAAGATAACACGCATTCCATCTGCTAACGATCTCCCATCAATAATATAACCTGTAGATCCTACAACTGTTGAAAATGCATCAGTAGTTACAGTATCTACTAATGCAACTGAATTTTTTGCAATTGTACCATGATTATAAAGTGCAAGTCCAGAATCAAATTCTATAATTGGTCTTTTTGCTCTATCTGTTTCATCCAATGTAGGTGTATAACCGTTTATTGAACTTATTGTTTCAATAACAGATCTATGAAACCATCTATTATATCTTGACCAAGCATTTTGGTCTCTTGAATCTCTTTTAATTGTAATATAGTCTTTTGTTTCGGGCCTATAAAAGGCTTTAGCATATGGTCTTGAATCATAAGCAATTGAATCATATAAAATAGTAGTTTCTGTTGCATACGATTCGGGTGTAATTAAATTTTCTACATTGGTTAATGTAATTTGATCACCAACTCCTTCAACATAAAATTCTTTATCTTTATATGTTATTTCGTCAGTTACATTAGATCCAAATTTTATTTTCATTCCATTTGATAAATTTAATGTTCTTAAAGAATAATTTTTAGTATTTTTTATTTCGCTTTCTACGTTAATTTTTGTTGTAGACGATATTGTATCAATTTGTAATATACCATGCATTGAATCATGATTACCACATTGATAATAAAGTACATCAGGTGCATCTGTTGGAATTGTAAAAGTAACTGTACCTGAATCAGTACCAGCATTTGTAACTCCTGAAGTATAAATTGTTGATGTTGATTCATCTGCAGACAATCCAGAACGATAAGGTTCTGTCATTATCCAAAATGGATGGCTTGTGGCACCAATAATAAACTTATAAGTGTTTCCACGATATAAAATTAATTTTGGATTTTGCTCTGTTGGTTTGTTGCCAAATACATAAGCTCTTACAGTACTCCCGTCATGAGTAACTACTCCTACATCAATTTCTGTTGACGCAGTTGGTCCAACTGAATCTATTACAACTGAATTTGGACCTTCAGGTAACCAATAGTATTCTCTATAATTGATTAACTTATCTAAATCAACAGCTGGATTCCAAGAATATGTAACTTCTTTGTTTAATCTATCATGATTATCAACTGGTGCACCAAAATATTTTAATTGATTAATATAGTCATCATATGTACCTGTAAATTTAACTCTATCTTCTGGATTTATCGAAGACGTATCTTGATCTATATATGTTACTGTAGGATCTAATTGATATGCTTTTCTATCTTCATTAACAGCAGGAATATAAACATCTGACGCTTGTCTTGTATAAGCATCTAGTTTTCCTACCCAACCATCTAATCTTTCTAATGATCCTTTTTGTATTAATGGATCAATTGTGCTTGATAAAAATCTATGATTTGTATCAGTTCTATAAAATGCAGGTAAGTGAGCAATAGATCTTCGTAATGTAGTTCCGTCCTGGACTACAATTTCTTCGTTACTTAATGCGTTTATTTCTTTATCTGCCATTAGTATCCTGCTCCACTACTACCGGTGCTTGACCCGGATCCTGTTGTAGTGGTGCCTGACACTGATGATGTTGAAGTTGTTGTTGAAGTTGTGCTTGTTGATGTCACAACTGTACCTGAAGCTAATAATTGATTGGCTCCTAATGCACTTATAATTGTAACATCATCAACGGTGGCCCCACTGATGAATATTTCGTCCGCCGCACAGGATATTTGAAATAATGAACCAAACGTTTGTCCTGACTGGTTTGGTACAATTACAACTGTTAATAAATCGGGTGCTAATTGATTGTGAACGTGGGCGGCTAATTCTGTAAAGTAAAATGCGTCTCCAAAGTCAAAATTCTCAAGTGAAAAGAACTCATTAACTGCTTGAATTACTTGAGTTTTAATAATTGCATTTGAACTATTTGTACTTGGATTTTTAACAACTTTAAATGTTGCTTGTAATTGTTCATCTGATTGTGTTCCAAATAATACTTTATATTTTACTGGATGATAAACAAGTTGATCTGATAATGATTTTTTTGGTTCTAACGTACCAGAATAATTTATTCTTAATTGATCTGCTGTACTTGAGTTAGGTGCTGTACCTCCATCTTGCAACCAAATTCTGTATAATGTATCATACGTTCTTTCCAAAAGATAAATGTCAACTATATTAGATACTGTAGGATCAATTCGTGTACTTTGTCCAGCATTATGTTTATACTGGAACGTTAAAGATGATCTTCCACGTCTACCATAGTAATCTGTTGTAGTTGATAATGTATTTGTTGAGGAATCATACTTCTTAACTATATTTTCCGTTCTATCATAAAAATAAAATAACTGTCCGTTAGTATATGTTATGCTTGATAATGTAATATCTGCTTCGTTTTGCGATACAACAAAATTTGTTGATGCATATGGTTTATATCTTTCTATATTATCATATGAAATATATTTTTGATAAAATACAAATTTAGTTGTTGTGTTTGTATCTGGTTCAACTACAATGTCATATATGTCTGGATTGTCAACAATACCATCATCATCGTCATCATAAAATCCAATTTTTACTTTTCTATTATCTTGGAACCCGTCTGCTTCTGCAATTGTATCTACAACTTGCCAATTAATTGGATACCCAATAGCATTTCCTGTAGAAACAATTGAATTTGTTTTTAAAATTTTTACTGTATCTTTTACACTTTTTCCTGTTTTATAATCGTAAATTTTTTCTGCTGTATCATAATGAAATTTATTTTGTGCTTCTGATTCAAAAATATAATCTAATGATCTATATGTTACGGTATATGTATTTCCATCATTAGTAAAGTTAAACCACCAACTAGTATCTAAATTTGTATCTGTTGAGTCACCAGCAGTGTCTAAACTAAACACAGAACTTGCACTTACATTTTCTGACGTAATAACTTTCCATACTGCATCATCAACATCATAACGCAAACCAAATGTTTCATATGCTTCGATTCTTTCTATTAAATCAGTTTTTAATGTTGAACTAAATGTCGTTACAAACTGTGGGAAAATTTTACCTAATACAGAACCGTTTGGAATAATATTATTAAGTGTAATTGGTCCTACTCCTGTTTCTAGATTTCCTACTCCACTGTTTGCACCATCACCTTCAACTGCACCAACTTTTGCCCATGATCTATTTTCTGCATTGTCAGTACCTGCTGTAACAAGAGTATTATTTAAAAATTCTCTAGTATCTGGAGATGTAAATTTAACTAATGCTCCAACTGTTGCATATTTTAAATTAGATGTTGCATAGCTACCAGTAACTAAAGCACCTGTTCCTTTAAAATATCCTGTATTAGTATTAGTTCCTGTTGTACTTGAATTCCATGTTGCTGTTAAAGAACTTAAATCTTTTGTTCCATATTTTAAATAGTAAAAATGTCTTGAATATGCTTTTGTTAATTTTGTTTCTACTAAAGTATTAATTGTAGATAAAATTGTATTTCTATTTGTAAATGTAAATGTAAATGTATTGGTTTTTTCTTCTCTATAAAGTATTCCATCATCTGCAAATACAGATACATTTGAATATGCTCCTGTAGGATCTATAATTTCTTTGGCTCTTGATATACCTGATGCTGTTCTATTAACGGATTTTACTTTTACAATTTCTTGTGATGCTGATAACGGTACAACTTGATAATCTTCTGCTGTAATCATTCTATTTTGTGAATAATAAACTTGTGGTGCTTTTTCTTTAATTGAACTATTTGTTTCTGAAGCTGATGAATTATACACACTAGCTTTTAAACTCATTGTTAGTGTTAATGTTTGTTGACCTCCATTAACATCTGCATATTGAATGTTTACTGTTATATTAGATAAATCGGTTGATTGTAATGCATACTTGGCATTATCACTAGTTCTATAATATGCTCTAAAAGATCCTATAGGTATGTTAGCAAAATTTCCATCGCCAAACACTAAATTAATTGCATCATTGTTTTGAGTTACTACATTATAAATGTTTCTAATAGATTTAGATAAAGAATTATAAATTGCATTATTACCTTCTAAAGAAGGAACCTTAGTCCATTCTTCAGCTAACTGACCTAACTCGTCTAATTTGTACAACCATACATCAGTATCATTTATATCATTGATATTAATTTCTTGTGTTAAATTAGTTGTTGCTTTATTAATTGTAAAATTTGTAGAACTAAGAGTACCTTGTTTGAACAAAGTAAAAAATCCTGTATTATTTGATGTATCTCCTGCACCATCTGTTCTATAAACATATGTAAAACCTGTACCAGGTGTTGGTGCTTGTTCATATATTGATTCTGAATCTAGTATTGTTGCTGGAACAATTTCAAATTTTCTATTAGTTCCACTAACGCTTGTTGAAAAATTAAAAATTGGCAAATCTAATTGATTTGTATTAAGGGTATAAATTTCAGTTGCAATTCCTCCAATTGTATCTGATTCTCTTGGCTTTCCAAATAACTGTCCTGATACGTTAGCCGCATTTAAAATATTGACAAATTGTTCTCTATAATTTAAGTTAGCAGAATCATTCCAAGTAATTGTAGTATTTGCTAAATTTGTACCTGAAGAATCATTTACATTTTGCGTTGTTGATATTGCATCTATTTTCATTAAACCTGTAGCAGGTCTATTTCGATGAGGATTATAATTAATTAATCTTGCTAGTCTTAAAATTGAATTTCGTCTTTCTGCAGTTTCTAAAAAGTTTTCTCTAGCATTTAAATCTACTCTGAAAGAAAGTGCTTGAGAAATATAAGCAATTAAATCAATAAGTGCTATATATTCTGAACTTTCTACAAAGTCATTAAAGTCGTCTGGATAATTTTCACGTAGATATGCCACCATTGTTCTACGCAACGTCTCAAAATCATATGATTTGAAATCTGCCTGCTGAAATGACTGGTAGATCTTTTTCCAATCTTCAGCAACTAATAATCTATTTTGTCGTTCTGTTGTGGCCATAATGTGTTTATATCAATATTTATAATATTAATTATATGCATATATTATGATAGGCGTAACAATGCGTTTTCGTCGAAATCAAATCGCATTGTTTCAGTAATATTAAGTGGTACGTATGTAATTGTAGCCTGTATAGCTATACCATAGTCTGCTTCAGTAACACGAACATCGTGCGTACTTAAACGAGGATCAGCATTTAAATTATTAGTAATGTCCTCAATAATATTTTCTTTTAATGATTCAGTAAATGGTTCAAATATTGCGTCATATATTATTGTACCAAATTCTGGATTTTCTACTCTTTCACCTTTTCTTATAGACAAACGATTGATTAAATCTTGTTTTGCACATTCAAAATCATAGATTTTAAAATTTTGTCTTTCGGCTCGTGAACTAAAACCTTTAAATGTTATTCCGCTTTGATTATTTGTTGCCATAATTTAAAATATTTATTACCAAAATTTACCGCCAAAAACTCTATTTGCAAAGTTGCCAATTGATTTACTTATAGTATTAAATTTACCCATAAATCCAAGACTAGCTCCACCGGCCGCACCAGATTTCAAAAATTTACTTGAAGTAGAACCTATTCCAAATTTTTGTGCTATTGATACTATTGACGTTACTCCTGTAATATCTCCTGCTATTACATTTTTATAAACATTTGTTACGGTGCTTATATCATTCAAAACCGATCCAGCATTTTTTAAATCTAAATTTCCTGTTATACCATTTATTGTTGAATTTATAGAATTAGTTACACTTCCTAATGAAAATAATTTTCCTGAATTATTAACAAACACTGTATCTTTAAATAATGATGTTGCTTTATTAGTTAATGATTCTACTACCTGATTTGTTAATGTTGACTGCAAAGTATCTTTAACTTGTTTTATTGTTTGACCAGACCCTATAGATTCAAATTTTTTAGAAATACTATTTGTTTTATTAATTATTTTATAAGTTTTATCATATCCTCTAGCAAAAGTATCTGCTAATTTTCTTGCTTTATTTGAATCAGTTGAGCTACCCATTTTTGTTTTTAAGTACAGTTCTAAGTCAGCTTGATATTGCCCTAAAGCAATTGATTCGTTTGTTGACATCCTATTTCGATGTTCTATAAAGTTTGCTGTACCAGGTACTAACATTAATCTTTCAGCGGCTTTTGATTCATTTGGATTATTGCTCCAAATTTGATTTCCTACTGATGTGAATCCTCTAAATCTAGGCATTGGTTCGTGCGTAATAAATCTGTGTACTGTGGTTTTAGTTTGTTTTGTAAAAGCTTCTAATGGTGCTATACCTTTTCTTGTAAGATCAATATCGCCTTCATCTCTTTCTGTCATTCCAACTGCACCTGTATTCATCCAGTGTGGTCCCCAAGTGTTACTTGCTCCAACTGAGTTGAAGTGTACTTGCGATCCTGCTAGATCTATTCTTCCACCTGCTCCGTGCATTTGTCTCCCTGCTGTATAAGATGATATACCTTGATTAGCAAAATCTCTAATTGCTCCATTTGTTGAAGATGTTAATACTCCGTCAGATCCTAAATTTAATAACATTTTTGCTGAATTAACAATTTGTCCCGAAGCACTCATTCTAATACTATTAGCGGCGTGCATATTAATATTTGCATCACTATGTAAATTAAAATCTCCTTGCGTTCTCAAATTAATACCACCTACTCCTGAATAAACATCAATCCTACCTTCTTTATTCATTTCAATCCAAGCGTTTCCTGATCCATTAGCAATATATACAACTCCTTCTGTATCATGAAGTAAAATTTGATGGCCAGATGCTGATCTTAATCTTGTTAATTGATTTTCTCCTTTAAGATCTCCATCGTCCATTGTAAATGTATGTCCTGTTAATCTATCAACTACTTCACGAGATCGTGAATCAGATGCTCCTACATTTTTTTTTGAACTTGAATTATTAAGTCTACCAGGTGTGCTAATTCCAAATACTTGGCTTGGTGATTCTCTTCTAGCTGATGATGACGTATTTCCTCTTACATCGTCTGTTGATAATCCTTGATTTAACAAAGTATCTGCAAATGGGTGAATTGGTTTTGAGATTGAATCATAATTTGGTTTTAAGGCACCTGGTGCTTGTCTGTTCAATTCACCAGATGGAACATTTTTTGTTCCATAGGTTGCTATTTTGTCAGTGCCTGTATTTGTTCCTGGGGGTCCTCCTGTTAACCCAATTGTTTTTTCTGATGATGCAATTCCAGGAATCATATGATTTGTAAATGGATCCTGTATACAACCAATCCAAAATGCTTGTTCTAATTTTCCTTCAGCAAAAATTACTAAAACTTTTGTGTCTAAATCTGGTGGTACTGCCCAAAAACCATAAGAGTGTTGAGTAGCTTTATAATCATTTGAACTAGGATTAGTATGAGTTTCACTTTTAGATCCATAAAAAGGAGACAAATAATCACAAGTTATTAATTGTTTTTCTTCCGGTAATGTTGTTCCTCCTAATGCTGGAATAATTACTTGCAATCTTCCCATTCTAGCAGAATCTTTATTACCTTTAACAATTGCAATATATGGACCTGGATCTAAGGAACCCCAACCACTAACAACTCCTGGTGCTTCAGCTGTTGATGCCGCCCCACTTATATGTTTTGTTAATTTACTCATTATCTAGTTTTTGACCAAAGTCTACCTTTAATATCTCGTACTGTTTTACTAGCTCTTTTTTTAACTTTCTCAAAAAATCTATTTCTTTCTGTCATCCAAATTTTTGCCATTGCATCAACGTTTATCGGGCCAACTCTTGTCCCATCAATTTTTGTTTCTATTGGTACTAGTTTAATATCTTCAGTGACTACATCTCCTTGATTTAAAAATCTCACCATATGTAAAGTTTGCGTAAATTGTCCTTGTTCAAAATTATTATCTACTTTATATACTCTA